TAAACAGCACGAAAAATAAAAAAAGTTAAATAGTAACTTTGCTTGCATGACTTCCGCCGCTTCCACTGCACTTTATGCCAATTACAAAAAATTCATTCGCTCCCGTGCCAGCTTCTGGAAGCCAAAGATTCATGCAGACCTGAACCGCATGATTAAAAATGCAATGGATGAGCCCACCATTGAAGCAGCCATTTCAAAGCTGGATGCCAATATGCTGGAGCCTTCCGGGCTTGCCATTACATTGAAAAATATTTATGTTGATGCGGGGCGTGTATGGGGCAGTAAGATTTACCAGATAGTAAAGAAGCAGGCGGCAGATATGACACGCCGGGCAGGAAACGACAAGAAACAGGAAAGATTAACTGTCCGCACCACACATCTGCAAAAAGCCATGATGCCCATTGGTTATAATGAGGATTTAATTGCTGAAATAATCTCCTATCTGCGCCTCCATGATCTGCAAATGGTTTCAGAGATCAGTGATACAATGAAAGGCTGGATCATGGATAAGCTGATTGAAGGGCAAAGGACTGGTTTATCCATTACGCAAGTGGCTGAAAATATCACTAAAGACGATTTCCCTGCCAATAGAGCAATTGTAATTGCCAGGACAGAAACTGTTAAGGCTGCAAACTTCGGGGCGATGCAAGCGGCTAAAAAGAGCGGTTTCCGATTAGAGAAAGAATGGATAGCGGCAAGGGATATAAGAACGCGGCGGATTCCGCGTGATGAATTCAGCCATACGGCTATGAATGGTAAAACTGCGCAGATGGATGAGGCGTTCCAAGTCCCTAATCGTAATGGTTCACATGATTCACTAATGCAGCCTTGTGATCCTGCAGGCGCTGCTGGTGACGTGATACAATGCCGTTGTACGGTGGGCTTTAATGTGCTGCGGGGTGCGGATGGGTTGCCGCAGAAGGGTTAGATTTGAATCTTTTTTTTTCGCACACAAATTTTAGTTTTAAATTTGATGCTGAAAATGGGGCGGATCGAAACCGCCCCACCGAGATTTAAAAGAACTTGTCCAAAAGTTCCTTTATGAACCTGAAGCTAAGTTTAATACTTAACTTGAAGTTTCTAACTCTCAGTTTTATTTCAACATCATTGTAAAGATAGCAGTTCCCTGTTATCTTTCTTTTTTATACCACTTACCTAAAACTTTATTTTATTTATTCGTTACAATATTCCAACTTTGGGAACCAATTCCCAATCTTGGAAAACATTTACAACTATAAAACTGCTGTTTTATCCTGCTCCTTCAAAGACGCAGATCCAAAAAAGGGAATAGTAACGGGTTACTTCTCATCATTCGGCAATCAGGACTCAGACGGCGACATCATCATAAAGGGCGCATTTCAAAAGACTATTGAAGACCGCGGCCCCGGTTCAAATCAGCCACGTATAAAACATTTGCTGAATCATCGCAGTGATCAGCCATTAGGCAAGATCACGCTGTTAATGGAAGACGATAAAGGGCTTTACTATGAAAGCCATGTGGGAAGCCATTTCTTAGGAAAGGAATTTATCGCAATGGTGGAAAGCGATTTAATTACAGAACATTCAATCGGGTTTAAAACAGTAAAGAAGGAAGATACCAAAGATGGTACACTATTGAAAGAAATCCAGTTATGGGAAGGGAGCAGCCTGACAAGCTGGGGCGCCAATCAATTTACGCCGCTTACCGGTATAAAGGGAATGGACAAAGAAACGTATTTGAATTCCCTGATCACGAAGCAGCAGGCTATTGAAAAGTTCTGTGCGAATACCGACATTTCAGATGAAACTATCGAAAGTTTAGTGTTATATAACAAACAACTTTTCCAGGTTATTATTGACCTCACCAAAGAAACCACTGAGCCGGGTGAAACCACTCAGCCGGATAACAAAGCTGAAGGTAATGACAGTTGGGAATATTTTCTCAAACCAATTTACAAACAGTTAAAAAATCCGCGAGATGGAACCGAACGAAATAAAAAAGGCATTACAGCCTATCAGTGAGGGTATAGAAGATATCCAGAAATCTGCAGCCGAACTTAAGGTAGAACAGGAAAAAATAGAAGCAGATTTCGAAAACTCCCAGAAAGCATATAGAGAGTGGCAGGCCACTAAAGATGAGCGCGATGAAAAGAACCAGAAGGCGCTCGATGAACTGATAAAGAAAGCCAATGCAGTGCCATTAAATGGCGGCAGTGATGCTTCTTTCGAATCACAGCTCAAAATTGCATTAGCCGAGAATCATGAAACCATAAAGAAGGTGCGCAAGGGTTTCGCGCATGATTTCCAGATAAAAGCTACCATGCTGGAAAGTACCAACTTAACCGGTACGGGTGCGGTGCGCTCATATCTTGCACCAGTGCAAAAACCGGGAACGGCGGGTTATAATTTCCGCGACCTGGCCCGGATTGTTAATACTGCCACCGGATGGATCACTATTCCGCGTGAAGCATCAAAAACGGGCTCAATCTCCAAAACACCGGAAGGCAGCTCAAAGCCGAATGTTGACTACACAATCAGCATGACGGACTACAAAGCTGAATACATAGCCGGTTATGTGCGCATTTCAAAACAGATGCTGCAGGACTTGCCCTTTCTTCAATCATGGTTACCCCAGCTTTTAATCCGGGATTTCTATGTTGCTGAGAACACGCAATTCTATGGCGACCTTACAGCCGTGGCAACAGGAAGCGGCACTACATCAGCTACGGTTTACGCTGAAAAGTTAATTGACTGGATGGCGAATTTGGGATCTACAGGCTTTATTCCGAATGGCGATGTGACCACTTACGCTAATTGGGCAAGCTTATTAAAAACCACTTCAGGTGCGGGCAATGCATATAGTCTGCCGGGTGGTGTAACAATTGGCGCAGATGGCGCAGTAAGAATTGTTGGTGTACCTGTTTTTCCCACAAGCTGGATTGCAACGGGTAAAACGATTGTAGGCGACTGGGACCGCGCAACAATTGCGGTTGCCGATCCTTTGAAAGTTGAATTCTTCGAACAGGACCAGGATAATGTGATTAAGAATTTGATAACGGTAAGAGTTGAAGCGCGTGAAGTGCTGGTGATTGAGAATACCGATGCTTTCATAGTTGCTTAATTTTTTCATGGGTTTACGAATTTTTCATAGACTTTCCCCCGCATTATTCTTAGTGCGGGACTTTTAAAACTCAACGGATGCCGATAAGTTCTTTCTCAATAGTTTCTCTAATAGCCTGTGAACTTAATTATCATAAGCCGGCAACGGTATTGGATTTAGGGTGCGGGAGCGGTTTCTACGGCGTAGTGATAAGGCAATGGGGACTTGATATGGGTGTCGGTGATATGAAATGTAGAATTGAAGGTGTTGAGCCTTTCCAGGATTATAAGAACCCGAACTGGCAGCATTATAACGCTGTTTGGCGGCGTACAATCCAGGATCATTTAGTATTCGCAAAAGGAACGGAATACGATTGCATATTGTTCCTGGATGTGATCGAACATTTTAAACGATTGGAAGGGCTTTCAATACTGGAGCAGCTAATGGAAAAACTACTTCCGGGCGGTGTGCTGATTGTAAGCACTCCGGGGCAATTTGAAGAGCAGGGCGCGGAATATGGCAATGAACTGGAAAAGCATTTAAGTTTTTATGAACCGGAAGATTTCAGCAGCCGTGGCTTTGTGGTGCTGAAGGATGGCAGAGAGCAAGACCAGTTTCTACAGTATATGACAGTAGCAAAATTTATCAATGCATAAAATGCGAAAGATATTGATGATACTGATTTTTTTTTAGGCTGTACGGTTGATATACATATCAATATCAATAGTAACGGGAAAACAGCAACGCGGCAAAATGGAATGTGGAATAAAAATTATGTGAGAGATACAATAAAAAAGAAATGAAAATCTTCATCCATGCACATTACTACTTACCGAAAACCTTGGCGGGTGCGGAAAAGTTTTTGCATGAAATAGCTAAATATTTACAGGCAAATAAGCATGAAGTAATTGCTTCTGTTGATGAGGATGCGGAATACGAATATGATGGAATAAGGGTTATGTGTAATCAAAAGTCCGGGTACTATGATTGGGCTGATGCCATCATAACACACCTGAACCATGCAGGCACAGCGATCCAGTTAGGCAGGGAAAACAATAAACCCGTATTTCATCTATTGCATAATAATGATCCTGCACATGAATTATTTGAATCTCCAGCCAACAATTTTATTATTTATAACAGTGAATATTTACGGCGTGAATTAATGTTATCACTGCCTTCTATTGTTGCTTATCCGCCTACGGATTATGCTTTTTGGAAGAGTGGTATTGACCATTATTATTTCCAGTACATAACGCTTGTTAATGTCTGCCGTGAAAAGGGAGGCGAATTTCTTCAGCGACTGGCGAATGCTATGCCGCAGTATAAATTCCTGGGTGTAAAGGGTGGTTATAATGACCAGGTTATACAAATTAACCGTCATAGAAATATCCAGTTTTTATCGCAGCACCGGACATGAGGTTTGTGTATAATATGACGCGCATTGTGATTATGCCTTCGCGGTATGAATCATGGGGCATGGTAGCAAGTGAAGCCATGGCGAGCGGCATTCCTGTTATATGCAGCGATACGCCGGGATTAAGGGAGAATTGCGGTGATGCTGCCATTTATTGCGAGCCAGTTACGGCGCCTTATTATCTCACTGCGGTTCAGCCATATCGTGAAGCAATTGAAAGCCTGGCGGACCGTGATTATTACAATGAACTGGTAACGCGCGGCATGAGAAGAAGTAAAAAAA